AGTTTCGCCTGTACCACCGCAAGGATGGCAAGGTGGTCAAGCTGCAGGATGACTTGCTCTCAGCCAGTCGTTACGCCCTGATGATGAAGCGCAAGGCGCGCACCAAACCAGCCCCGGCTGTGCATACAGGGGGCAGCTGGGCACCTTTAGACCGTGAGATTGGGTATTGATATGCAAGCAACCGCTAACAATGTGGGGGGCTTGCAGCCCCATGGTGAGGGTGANCCNCCCGTGAACCACCGTGCNGAGTTNNTGTCNTCACTGCTGGCCAAGCGCCATGAGGCCATTCAGGGCCGCATGGGTACGGGCATTGAGCAGGAATGGACCGAGGACGAGGAGCATTACCAGGGCATCGATGATGCCAACCGGGCGTTCCAGACCAGCAACCAGCTTTACCGCAGCAAACAGGCCATCGGCACAGCGCCAAAATCGGCTGCCCCGACCCGCTCGGTGGTGTTTCTGAACATCACCCGGCCCTATGTGGATGCGGCCAGCGCCCGGGTGGCCGACATGCTGCTGCCCACGGACGACCGTTCCTGGGAGATCAAGGCCACGCCCATTCCTAAGCTGAGCCCAGCGCTGATTGAGCAGCTGCGCGAGGCCATCGGCTTTGCCTATGACCAAAAGGCCATGGAAGCGTTCGTAGCGCAACAGGTTGAGGCTGCTCAGGAAGCAGCGAAGAACATGCAGCGGGAGATTGAGGACCGGCTGGTGGAATCTAACTGGCATGGAGAGGTGCGCCAGGTGATTGAGGATGCAGCCCGTTGTGGATCTGGGGTGCTCAAGGGGCCATACCCTGTCCTGCGCACTGTACGCATGTCTGCCAAAGACCCAGTCACAGGTGCTACCAAACAAATCAAGGTCGAGGAGATCAGGGCGGCCAGCAAGCGCATTGACTTCTGGAACCTCTTTCCTGACCCTGCGTGTGGCGAGAACATCCACAACGGTAGCTACACCTGGGAGCGTGACTATATTGGTCGGCGCAAGCTGATGGANCTGCTCAAGGATGAGAGCTATGACCGGGAGGCGATTGCCAAGGCGCTCAAGGAAGGCCCAGGCCGCACCCGCGAGGGCACGGAGGCGGTCTATATCCCGAACGACGACGAGTTTGAAATGTGGATTTTTCACGGCCACTGCACGCGTGAGAAGCTGCAGGCCATGGGCGTGGATGTGGAGGATCTGGAGGACGAGCGCCTGCCTGCCATGGCCGTGCTGATCAACGACCGGATCATCAAGCTGACCTTGAGCCCTCAGGAGGATGGTGAGTTTCCCTACGACGTGCTGGCCTGGCAGCGCAGACCCGGCATGCCTTGGGGCATGGGTGTGGGTCGCCAGATTCGGACTGTGCAGCGCATGCTGGTGGGGGCAGTGCGCGCCATGATGGACAACAGTGGTCTGTCGGCGGCGCCCCAGGTGGTGGTCGGCAATGGCGTTACCCCTATGGATGGGGACTGGACAATGCGCCCAGGCAAGACGTGGCGCACAGAGGCCAGCAGCGATGTGAACGATGTCACCAAAGCATTTGCCACATTCACCGTAGGTAGCGTGCAGACTGAGCTGATGAACATCGTCAACTTCGCCCTGAAGATGGCCGAGGACACCACGGGCATGCCAGCGATGCTGCAGGGCATCCGCGGCGATGCGCCCAACACGTTGGGTGGCATGCAGATGCAGAACAACAACGCCACCAGCGTGCTGCGCAGGTTGGCCAAGCGCTTTGACGATTACATGACGCGGCCACATATCCAGCGTTATTTCGACTGGATGATGGCCTACTCGGACGACGAGAGTATCAAGGGTGACTTCCAGATTGATGTGCGTGCCTCATCGGCCCTGGTGGAACGCGATGCCCAGCAGCAGTTCCTGACCACCTTGCTGACGGTGTCGGCCAACCCGGCCTACGGCCTGGACCCCGAGCTGCTGGCCGAGGAACTGGTCAAGGGACAGCGCCTGGATGTGAAGAACTTCAAGCTGTCGCAGGAGAAGCGGCAGCAGTCCCTGCCGCCGCAGGACCCGACGCTGCAGGCCAAGGCACTGTTGCTGGAAGCGCAGGCTGTCAAAGCCCAGGCTGACGCCGAGCGTGCCCAGGCTCTGACTGTGGGCGCCCGGGTGGAGGCCCAGTACAGCGCGGTGCAGACGGCCCAGGTGATCGAGCAGATTCCCGGTACTGCCACCACGGCCGATGCGCTGCTGCGCTCTGCGGGGTCCAAGGACATGGATGCCGCGCCCATCGTGCCCCAAGCCAGTGGAGCGGCAGAGGTGTCGGCCAGTGAAGTGCCCACGAACACCAATCCGCTGACGCCGGCCAATCCGGCCAGCCCAGCCGTAGGGGTGCAGGCTGGCATTGAGACACAGGCGGACGACGGCGTGCGGTCCTGATCGTCTGTGCACTCCCTTTAGCCCTTTCGGCGCAAGCCTGGAGGGCTTTGTTGTTTGGGTGGAGCAGCGATACCCCCGGCTAGGGTTGGCCGCTTTGCGCACAAAAGAGAACACTGCGATCCATGACACAGCCGCTGGATTTCACATCACCAACATGGCGGGCGCTGGCCGAAAAGGCGCAAGCAGCCCTCACCGCGTTGCGCGAGAAGAACGACAGCGCATCGCTGGATGCCATACGCACGGCTGAGCTGCGCGGGCGCATCGCTGTGTGGAAGGAGCTGCTGGCCTTGCCAGAAAAGGCAAACCCAGCAAATAGCGTCACCGTCGAGCCGCGCAGCTACTGACCGTGACACACCTCTGAAATTTAGGAGTGCAAGCGCATGGACGGACAAGAACTGTTGGAGCAAGAAGCCGCATTTGAGGCGAGCTTTTCTGGCAACGAGCAGCCAACCACATCGGCCCCCGCATTGGCAGATCCTGCCGTAGCCGCGGCGGATGTGGAGCAGCCAGCTGCCGCAACAAGCAGCCAAGAGTCCCCGGCTACGGGTGTGCAGCAGCAAGAAGAGGCCCCAGCGCCTGACGCTGATGACCCCGTAGTGTTCGGTGGCTTCAAGCAAAGCGAGGTGCAACGACTGTTGGAGCAAGCCGCGAAAGTCGGTGAGCTTGAATTGCAGCTGCGCAAGGCCCATGGTCACATTGGCGATCTCAAGCGCCATATGGCACAGCAGCCTTCCGTACAACAGGTGCCGCCGCAAACTGCGCCCGCACCGGCCGACCCCAAGTTGGAGCAGTTCAAGCAGGACTTTCCGGAGATTGCGGAGTACATCCAGGCCGTGATTCCCCAGNCCCCAATTCCCCAGCAGGCCCCGCCTGCAGAGCAGCAGCAAACCGTGGCCACGGAAGCTGCGCCTGCCCAGGCCGCGCTGACGCCAGAGGACATTGAGCTGGCCCTGATGGATCGCATGCACACGGGGTGGCGCGAAACCGTGCAGTCCCAGGAATTCAACCTGTGGCTGGGCGCACAGCCTGAGCCGGTGCAGCAAGAGTTCGGCGCAGCGGATACCGCTGACCGGCTGGGTGCTGTCCTGGGGCAATACCAGCAGTGGAGTGCCGCAAAGGCCGAGGCCGCCACCAAGGCAGCCAAGAGCCAGCAGCGCCTCAAGCAAGCGGTCACGCCCACCGGCCAGGCTCAACGTCCCACGGCCGAGCCTACCGAAGAAGAAGCCTTTATCGCTGCGTTCACCAAGAAGTAAGTGACAGCAGCACCAGGAGAAAACCATGCCCCAATTTAGTTCTGCGTCTCCCGCCGCCCGTATTGGCGCGCTCAAGGGTGACATCCTCAAGCATGCGGTGCCAGTGGAAGTGCTGGGCCTGTGCGGTCAGCAACGTCCCATCCCCAAGAACAGTGGCATGACGATCAAGCATCGCCGCTACCTGCCTTACGGTGCTGCCGCCACCAACTTCAACACGGCCAACCGCCCGGCCGCCACCGCCTCTGCGCACATCCTGACGGAAGGTGTGACGCCCACAGCTGATACCCTGGTGCCCCAGGACATCACGGTGACGCTGAAACAGTACGGCTGCCTGTACCAGCTGACTGACGTGGTGGCCGACACCTACGAAGACGATGTACCTGCGGAAATGAAGAAGCAGGTGGGCGAGCGTACCGGCCTGGTGCGCGAGATGATCCGCTACGGCGTGCTGAAGGCTTGCACCAATGTGTTCTATGCGGGTGGTGTTTCCACCCGCGCCACGGTGGCCAGCAAGATCACCCTGACGCTGCTGCGCAAGATCAGCCGCAACCTGCAGGCCAACCACGCCAAGCGCATCACTGGTGTGCTGGATGCCAGCCCCAAGATTGCGACCCGGCCCGTGGAAGCGGCCTATGTGGTCTTCGTGCACACCGATGCCGAGGCTGACATCCGCGATCTGCCCGGCTTCAAGCACATCACCGAGTACGGCAGCCGCACGCCCATCTCTCCCCATGAGCTGGGCAGCTGTGAAAACTTCCGCTTTGTGACTTCGCCCGAGCTTGCTCCCTACGTGGGCGCTGGTGCCGACATAGGCGCGACCGGTCTGTCGGGCACCACCAAGGTGGACGTGTACCCCTTCATCATGGTGGGGGAGGACGCCTACGGCCAGGTGGCCCTGCGTGGCGTGGATGCGCTGGACCCCACCTACATCCCGACCGGCCAGAAGGACAAGAGTGACCCCCTGGGCCAGCGCGGCTACGTGGGCGCCAAGTTCTACATGGAGTGCACGATGCTCAACGAAGGCTGGATGGCTGTCGCTGAAGCAGGCGTGACCGCTCTGTAACCGGTAAGCAACCGTGACCCCCGATGTCTTGTGGCCTCGGGGGTTCTCTCCCAAACCTTTCAAGGCGAACACAGACATGGCCACATCCCCTAAGCGACCCGCCGTCGACAGTACCAACGAATACCTGGGCGCAAGCCAGACCATGGAGTTTGGCGTNGTCGAAGACGTTGTCTCNGAGATCATCGACAACCCCATCACGGATATCAAGGATGCCGAGATGGAGGCNTTCATGAACGAACCTGTCATGGTGACGGTGTTGTCCAGTGGCAAGGACAACGAACACCAGTTTGTGCAGGTGGCCGTGAATGGCGTGACCCAAATGTTCAAGCGCGACCAGCCCATGGTGGTCAAGCGCAAGTACGTCGAGCGCCTGGCGCGTGCCAAGGAAACCGGCTACTCGCAGGATCTGGACCACAACAAGGGCGAGGCGATGAACCTGCTCACATCCCAAAAGAGCCTGCGCTACCCATTCCAGGTCAACCGCGACGACAACCCCCGTGGTGCTGCCTGGCTGCGCGCCGTGCTGGCATCGTAAGGCCGCACCATGACCCTCAAAGAGCTGATCGCGCTGTACCGTGCACAGTCTGG